TCTCTGTACTTTTGCCAGCCATCCTTATCTTCGATAACAGATTCTATAAACTTATATAGCTTGCGCTCCATATAACGATGTCGCATTAATTCAATAGCCATAGACAACTGCTGTTCATGGTTAAGTGACTTCCAGTGATACTTTTGGGAGACAAAGGTCTCTAGTATGTGGCTGTCAATATGGTGCTCTTTCATTGTTACTCCTTTTAGTTTGCCCAGTTTGCCCAGTTTGCCCAGTTTGCCACAAATGCCCAAGAAAAAGGGGGCGGGTCTAGGTTAGTGGTTACTACTGCCCCCCTAAACCATGGGCACACAGGACATTCTGGGCATTCTGGGCATTCTGGGCATTCTAAATCTGCCATGAATAAAACTTTTTACCATGTGCTCCGCGTCTTTCTAGCCGTAAGTGGTTGTTTTTTAACAACTCTATACAAACTCTGACCTGTTTTCTACTGCACCCATTGGGGTTTAGCTCTTCTTCTTTTAACATTTCAAATAGCTCTGATTGGGAAAAGGTCTGTCCGTTTTTCATAACGCTACTCAAAAAGATAAACTCGTCCTCGTATTTTGCGAGGGCTTTGGCTATGTTTATCTGCGCTCTTTGCTTTTCTTTTAGGCTTGAGATGTCTTCCGGGCTGAGAAACTGCACAGAATCTACGGACTCCTCATAGTTAATCAACGCTCCGGTCTGGCGATATTTAAATCCACCCTCGAAGCTGACCTGACTACGATCTTTCTCATTGATTACCAAAAGCTCTTGATATGAAGAGAACTTGTCATTCAATGGGTCAAGACCAAACATATTATCTACGTCAGCCTTCAAGTCTCCCACCCCCTCATACACCAATCGACCATCCATTGACCGATGTTTGTTGCAATGGCCCAACAAAATAACTGTACCCCCGGCGGCAGCAAACTCCCTAAATACATGAAGCACCTCCCGCATATCCCCCTTATTCAACACAGGAGCGAACTTCTTGAGGGTGTCACAGATAACAATCTTGCCGTTAGCTAGTCCTTCGGAGCGTATAGAGTCCAGTAATCTAAGGGCATCAGCCGTGGTTCTGAGGGTTGGGTCTGGTGAATTGGCCAATGTCACCATAGTCATGCCGTGTTTGTGGCCTAGCTTGGCTTTCTGAAGGACACCTTTGGCGCCATCGTCCTCGTTAAAATATATGACATCACTGCCTTTGATTAGGTTATTGCGTATAGATTGAAATAGGTTCCCCAGTATCCAAACTGTCTTGCCTGCTCCGCTGGGTGCGTAAACAAGGGTAACAGTCCCGGTCGTAATCATGCCGGGTATAACGTCTCGCTCGCTTTCAAGCCGTCTTTCTAGCTCTGCTATCCTGTCGTTGACTGCGGCATTGCGTAGCCTATCCAGCGAGGAAAGCTGTGAGAGGCCGTTAGAAAGAGAATTGTAGTTAGGCAATGGTGTAAGGTGGGTTTTATTATCGTTGCTTAGAGGGCCGTTTAGAGGCTTCTGTGTGGATGTTGGTGTGCTGTTCTGTTCTAGACAATATGTTGCCCAGTCGTCATGCATAAGACTCTCCCCTTATTCTGTTGATTAATATGCGGAACCGCCAACTTTGAATGAAGCTGGTGTTGCTGTCAATACCTTGCTTAAAGTTTATTAAGTTTGCAAAAGATAATAAAACTCTTGACACCTTATTGCAACATAGATAATATGGCGTTGGGTCAATTAAAGGAGGAGTGTTATGACCGCTAGTAAAAATACTGGTGAAGTTGCTATTCATGGCAAGGTGTACCTCACTGTTGCTAGGCGTATTGATGATTTCCGAAAGACAGAAGACTTTAATGGGTGGTCTATAGAAACCGACCTGATAAATTCTCAAGACTCTTTGGTTGTTGTCAAAGCCACTATCAAAAACTCAGAAGGCAGGACTATTTCTACTGGTTACGCAGAAGAAGACCGAGCCTACGGTAAGATCAACAAAACATCAGCTTTAGAAAATGCAGAAACTTCCGCTGTAGGCAGAGCATTAGCATTCTTGGGCTATGGTGGAAGCGAGATAGCTAGTGCTAACGAAGTGGCAAACGCCATCGCTCATGGTTCAGCCAAAGATTCTGTTGATCCTATTATGAAACACAACAAAGCTCTTGCTGAGAATATGAGCAGTGTTCTGTATATCAAAGAAGCTATCGCCCAAGATGACTTGCTTGCTGTTGCAGAAGCATGGTCAGAATTGGATAACGATGTGAAAGAGGCACTGTGGTTGGCACCCTCCAAGGGTGGCATCTTCACCACAGAGGAGCGTCAGCTTTTAAAGTCTGACGAATTTTATAACGCAAGGAAACAAGTAGCATGAATGAAGAAAAGCATTTTGTAGACGGCCTAATCGCAAAGGCTCCAAACAATGCCCCGGAGTTTGTCAAAGCTAAACTGTCGTTTAAGCTAGATGATTTTAAACGATGGGTTGGTGAGTGCGTTAAGTCAGATCCTAGCATTGAGTGGATTAATGTAGAAGTAAAGGAGTCTAAGACTGGCAAATGGTATGCCGAGCGTGATATGTGGAAGCCAAACACTGAGGCATCTATGCCATCGTCCAACGAAGATATTCCTTGGTAATAAATTCGATAGCAAAAGGTTGCGCCTTTGTTATCGATTCTTGCCCCGGTTCGCTGGGGCTTTTTTTTAAAGGAGAAACAAATGAATCAAGACCAGCAGTATTTGTATTACCGTGACTTGTTCAACATCTTTAAGGCATACACCACACCCAAGCTGATAAAGGTGCTGGATGCCCAAGGTATCAAGTATTTTGTTGATGCAAAAGGCAAGCCTTTCACGACCAAATCTGCCATCGAAGGGGCGTTGCCGCAAGATCGTGCCGCTTCGGGTGGATCGCAGTGATCCAAGGCATCGCTGGGTTGGATAGGGTGGGGGGTTGTGCGTCCTGCTAGATCGGGGTAACAAGCTGCTGGTTTGGTGCCGCGATTTCGTCCATCGGGACGCGGCCAACCGATTCAACCGGGCGAGGAGTCAGTGCCCTTGGACTTAACAGTCTGGGTCGAAGCTCATCCACTCATCAAGTTCAGTGGGTTCGTAGTAATTGCTTGACCGCTCCGCCAAGACCTCGGATTTAACATCGTCAATGCAGTAAATGCAATAGCTGCAGTCAATTAGCTCAGGAAACTTCTTGCAATCTACGTTAGCTCTGTACTCGTCAATGAATTTTCCATCGCAACTGTCGCAAAAGAAACTATAAATATATGGGCTACTCATATTTCCTCCATGGTCTTTGTTTTTTTATTATATTTCTAACCCGATTAGCAAGAAGCCCAAGGTTGGAATCTTTTGTTATGTTTGCAGATCCAATACAGACTTGTCTAATTACCACGGCTATATTGCCATACTCATCGGCATAGTAATCACCCGTCACTTCAATAGGCGTAGTCTTGAACAAATCAGTTTCAACTTCAATTTCAAAAGCTACTGGCTCCATTGCTAGTTCTCCCAGAAGATTGGTGTATTAACAACCTGCAAGGCGTGCTTGTAGGTGTTGTAACTGGCTTTGTGGTAAAAGTACATACCTGAAATGTAAGTTGATTCAGGGCAGACTTCCATTTCCTTTGCATAACGCCGCATATCTTTAGCATCACGAGCTGCAAAGTCTCTCAGTAATTGTTCGCCAACCAAACGATTAGTTGATTTCATTGTTGAAAATCTCCTCAATAGTTAAGAACGAAGGAATGCCATTGATGTGCTTATCTCCCTGCACTTCTTTGGCAAAGTCAAACAGACCATCCCAAGTCGCAGGATGATCCGTTGCATAACACCAGTTAAAGTAAGCCCGGATTAAAGACTCAGGATAATACCGATCCTTTATCTCACTATTTTGCATAGCGTCTTTCCTCCATTGCTTTAAGTTCTTCGTTTAGATAATGAATAACTATCTTCATATCTAACTGGATCTGACCCAACTCATCTGATTTGACCTGAACCCTGTTCAAGCATTTCTCTGCGCTATCTACAAACACACGAGCTTGCTCAATATGATTACGACCGTTGATATACGTCACCTTTGATGACATAACAATTGGAAACAAACGTTTGGCGTAGTCACGCACCGCGTCCGGGTAAACGTCATTTGGTTTGAAGTCCACTAACAACTCCTCCATAACGATCTGGCACTCTGCCTCCAGCAGTTCAGGTACTAACTGCTTAACGTACTCAAGATTAAAATTAGTCATCGGTTGTACTCCCTTGGTTGGTTGAATGAGTCGGCATTTGCGTTGTCGATTTCCACAAAGAAAAAACGTCCAAGCCTGCCGATATAAGTAACAATAAAGCTAAAGCGACAATGCCTTCATGTTTAAGACTCATCAAAGATACTCCCACTCATCGCACTCATCACTCCAGTCGCGATGCTTTTGCAGGTAATAATCTTTGTCTTTAAGAACTTCTACCCAAAGACTACGCGCTTCTGGATAGCGTTCCCGCGCAACATTTAACTGTGCATAAGCATCGTCCTCGCTTACAAAATCCTTAAAGCAAGGACGAAACTCTTGGTTACACTCATCTCTTCCCATGATTATGTAGCTCATTAGTAATCTCCTGCATGGTAGAGATCCCATGCTTTGTCGATTAATTTAAGACGCGCACCATTATAAAGTTGGTGCGTAACGTCCCGGTTATCGCCATCGAATACGCGGATCTGTATTCCTTCCTCATGGATATGCTCCCATTCAACCTCATATTCAATGAGACCATCCTCTTCTAACCACGAACCACCTGCTTCGTTTGGATATAACAAACTCATAACTTTCTCCTTGGTTGATGAGGGCGAAAGCCGGTGCCCCCGCAGAGGACGGGCACCGGTTTCGTCCGAATTAAAACGTTTTATTTATTTGCTCTGACTCTGCAACAAACTGATCTGACACAAAGCCAAGCAACCTATCCAGACGCGGCTTCCAATGCCGGTCATACTCAGGGTCATCAGCCAACGCTCTCGATAATTGGGATATGTCCAAGATCAGTCGAGATACTTTTTTGTTTAGCAGTTTGTTTTGTTTGTACTTGCTCATTACGCTGCCTCCTCGAGTACGTAGCGACCAAGTGATGTTATGTAAATTCCCATCACATTTTTCGCTTCTTGTAGAGAAGCAAACCGAGCAACTACCCGTCTTTCATCTCCACGGATCAACACTAGTTGATAATGCATTACGCTGCCTCCTGCTGTTTCATCAGGTTGAGTTGAGAAATGCAATACTCATGGGCTTTTCTTGCTGCTGTTGCTGCGGTCAATAGGTACTGGCTGTCAGACTTGATTGCTTTCTGCCATGACCTGATATAACTAGCGTGTTGTTGGATGTCATACTTCACCCCAAGATCAGCGCATAGAAATATAGATCCAAGCTCTGCTACCAGTTCTTCTTTGGCATACTCCTCAGTGCCAAACATATTAAGGAGCGGCCTGCTTAACCGCTTGCTATGTCCGGTTGAATGTATGCACTCATGGTAAAACGTGGATTGGTGAGCATCGTCACTGATAAACTGACCCGGCATCGGCATCTTAATTACATCTATTGATGGGATATACGAGGGGTCATTGAGGCTGCTGCTATTGATCTTTACGTTCAACGCATCGGCTAGCTCGTAAGGTTTTTCTAGCTTGGTAGGTCTAAGTTCAACGGCTGGCAGATCAATGCCTGTCTGCTCAATGTTGAATAGATTGTATAACTTGGCAAACTTGTAGGACTTTTCTGGATCGTCCTTGTCTTTTGATACGCCAAAGTACAAAGCTGGCGTAGCTTTCTGGCCTTTGACTGACCCGCCAAGATCATTGACCTGCTTATAGGTTAACCAATACGGCTTGGTGTATCCGTGGATGGCGGCATTAATCATCGTCGTGATCTGATTCATGCCTGAGTATGGGCGATTAGTTACCCAGTTACGGTGAAGGCCAAGGCCAGACTGCCATGTCTTCTGCCATTTCGCATCGTCCTCCATTGCATTTAGGACGAGATCGGTTAAGCGTTTAAACTTATCCATGGTATTACTCCTACTCTAGTGGTTAAGATGGCCAGAATAGTCACATCACTGGCCGGTTTATTGGGGTTGATCCCAAACAACTTCGATAACATTAGCAAACTTTACCAAACTTTGCAAAGGTTATTCATCAGCTAGCAGAGCTAGGGCTTGCCTGATTTGGAACACTTGGGAACCCCTATTTAAACCTACATAAGGAAAATGAATATATAAAAGTTTACTAACACTGTTCCCAACTATTCCAAATGCTACTCAGCCAAATCAAGTGCACACATCGGACAGATATATGCGCCGGTTCGCCATCCAATAATGACTTCCCGGTATTCGGTCGAAGCATCAGGCCATACGTTCTGAACTAATTCACCTTGCTGATACTTATCAACCAAATCTGGTTGAGCTAAAACGTAAGCCTCACCCTTGCAGGTAAGGCACGTTGCTTCCAACTGATATGCTTTGTTCATGCTGTTCTCCTTATCACCATCGAAGTGAAGGCCAAAGTTCTTCTCTTGCTCTCCACGATCCATATTTGAGCCGAATAAACATAGTATCGTGACGGTCTGCTTCTTCTATTCTAGGTCGGTTGCGCTTTTTTATTTTTCTTTTGTACCATGATTTATTACAAAACCTGCCATGATAATGACGCGCCCAAAAAGGACGCAGATCTCTCATAGCCTTGTATGTTCTGGGCCGAAGCCTGCGGTGACGATCAAACATTTCACGCCTCATTACTAATTACTCCTTAATCAGCAATCAGTTTGCCGAACTCTGAATAGGTTGGTTGAAAATCAGACAGCATCGTTGCCATCACTCCAGTAAACGAGCTATCTGGAGATATGACATGGTATGACATCTGATACCGGCGATCTGGACGAAGCTCATAGATCATATCAACAAGGTTGTCGATACCATCTGCGTCAAGCTCAGGGTCGAATGGATACTCTCTGTACCCTTTATAGTCTTTGCAAGTGGTGCCTTCTGGATGGTAGGTGTACCAAATCTGCATCGTCTTCATAACTAACTCCTTAATAATTAATTAGCCGCCCGTGAACGGCGGCATGCCCGCGCCACCGCCGCTTTACAGGCGGTATAATCGGCGCGGCATGGCGTCACGGGCCGGCATCCAGTCGTGCGTCAACTCCTGCGTCAAGTCTTGCGTCAACTCCTGCGTCAAAACGCCATCGTCATATCCTAAAAATCATAAATTCATGCGCTTATTAATGGTCGATGGTTGAGATTGGGAATGGCTCGGTCAACGCGGCCTCGATGCAGCCGAGAAGCAGGTGATACTGGCGGGCTTACTGGAACGAGAGCCGGAGGCCCGCAGTGCCAAGCCGGTTTTTGGCCTGGCACAAGGGCCGAAGGCTCGGGGCAAGCGGGTTTGGTGTCCGCATAAAAAAAGGGAGGCCGAAGCCTCCCGTGGTTTATCTTACGAAGCTTTGCGCTGAACGGCCTTTTTCGGAGTCTCAAGATCAGCGACACGCTGTGCTTTATCAGCGGCGGCGGCGACCTTGGGGTCAACGGCGTCGACTCGGGCGGAGCGGTCAGTCTCAATAAGGGCAGGATTGTCGATGGGATCCTCCCCGCAGTAGGCGTTGCGTTGCTCAATCTCACCCCGCAACTTGTACTTGTTAAGACTTCCACTGGTATTTGGTCGTCGATCCTGCGGGCAAGGATCCGTCCAAGCGGACATCGGGACTTTAATCTTGCTACCGTCAGTGAACGTGACGACGATATTGCCGCCTTGGTTGGGCAGGTTCGGCTTGCCAAGATCCTGTTCCCAAAGGGCAAGGCTGATGTTTACGAGGTTGTTGATGAAGAAGGTTGAATTTTTCATGTCGATCTCCTGATCTTTTTTGGTTGATGTGACTGTCATCAGCCACGCAAACAGAGCAAGGCAAACCCGAAGGGCGACACCAGTGCCACAGTCGACCGGCCTCTAGCCGGTCACGACTGGGGCGCGCTATGGTGTCGCAAGCAACCTAGTCAAGACAATCCGGCGAACGGATCGCGTTGTTCAGCGATCCTTAATCGTCGGATTCTCGCCGGAGCATGGCGGGCCTTGTTAAAGGCATAAGCCGCCATGTGGAGGGTCTTGGCTCGGTTGCGGTTTGCGTTAAAGAGAACGGAGTTTTGCCGAGCGGCAGGCTTGTCCCGGAGAGTGCATTGCCCCGCTTGCGGGGTCAAGCGAACGCCCGCTGGTGCGTTCGTGAAGTTGCATTCGTAGGGTGCAAGGCTGCACTCGTGCATTACGTGTATGTAGCGAGTCAGCGTAGGCGCAGTACATAGGCGCGTCCCGCGCGCCCTCGCAGCTATGTAGGCTTTCGCGCCAGCGAAAAGGCGCGGTTTTCAGCGCCGTTGCCGGAGTAAGCAAGAGTGGACAAGCCGAAAGCGATCCTAGTGGGGGTGCGGGGGTGTCCCCCGCTCATACAGGCGAACCGCTCGACCACAGTCGAGCATTAGTCGCCTGCTCGGGTGGCTTCTTAATGTAGATTGTGGAACAGTGCTGTAACCCTGCAGTGTGGCTTGATTCAGGCATAGCGATCATACGTCTTTGCCGATTTAATTTTGGGCAACCTAATCACAAATTCATGTAGGTATAGATACGAGCGGTAACTAGAACGGAGAATACTGTGGGTTCCTCCGTGGCTAATAGAACTATAGAGGCTGGTTCATCCATCCACACTCTTCATGTACGGTAACTCTCCCGGAAACTCTACCCTGCAGGATAGTCGATGGTAGGATGGCACCGGGGGAGGGGGAAACCACGTACGATACTTAGGAGTTGCCCCCCAGATACAAAAAAGGTGAAATTGAAGATTCCCAACCCTTTGATATTGCTTATCAAAATGCAACAAACTTGCAATTTAAAAAGAACAAGACTACATTTCGCTTTTATATACTATTAACCACATGGTTTTATTATGGATAAGCCTGAATTGGCCCCAAAAAAGAAACGCGGTAGACCTAAAAAACAAGAAGTTATGGCAAATTCGCCCGGCGGCAGGAATAAAGTAGGCCGTCCCAAGGGTGATGCGGCGATTATTAACGAATATAAGTCCAGAATGCTGGCCTCTCCCAAGTCTAGGCGGGTGTTAGACACGATATTTGAGGCCGCTATGGACGATGACCACAGGAATCAGGCTGCTGCATGGAAGTTAGTCATGGATCGTATACTGCCTGTGGCGGCATTTGAGAAGGATGTGATTAAAGATGGCGGCAGGAGTGCTATTCAGATCAACATTACTGGCGTTGGTACTGCCGAAGTAAAGGATGCAACCATAATAGAGGGGAGTTCCGATGAAATACTTCAAGATTGAGGAGTTTGATTGCCAGCATACCGGCAAAAACGAAATGAATCCTGACTTTCTTGAAAAGATAGACAATCTGCGTCTTGCCTGCGGATTTCCCTTTATTGTTACTAGCGGTTACAGAGACCCTAGCCACCCTATTGAGGCTAAAAAATCTAAACCCGGCACCCATGCTCAAGGCATTGCCTGCGATATCAAAATTACCAACCCACACCAACGCTATTTACTAATTAGCAGGGCTATTAGTATGGAGTTTAGGGGTATTGGCATAGCTCCTGACTTTATTCATGTAGATTTTAGGCGCGAACCCGGCGTTATTTGGACTTACTAATGTTATATACAAAACACACAACCTTAACGACTACTGATCTAACAACGCTGTTTACTGTCCCTACCGGGTTCCACGCTATTGTGAGCTACGTATTTATAGCAAACCACGGCGGGTCTACGAACAGCATAGATTTGTACTGGGATCTTTCTGGAACGCCACAGGTGTACATATACGATGGAACAAACGTAGCGGGTAACGGCACGTTGACGCTAGGAAACGGAGGAGGCCCGTTGTTTATCCTCCACGAAAACGAAGCAGTAAAGTGTCAGGCTGCCTCTGTAGGTAATGTGGAGGTAGTTGTAACCTTTGATCTAGTAGAACAAGCGCCAGCACTCGTTAACTTCAATGGATCTTAATGTTGCGCTGCTTCCTTGGCAGCAAGAAGTATGGAATGACGAAACTCGCTTTAAGGTAGTAGCGGCGGGTAGGCGAACAGGAAAGTCACGACTTGCCGCGTGGCTGCTTATTATCAATGGTTTACAAGCCGAGCGAGGTCATGTTTTTTACGTTGCGCCTACGCAGGGACAAGCCCGTGATATTATGTGGCAGACTCTGCTAGAGCTAGGACACCCTGTTATTGCAGGTTCGCACATCAACAACCTGCAAATCAAGCTGGTCAACGGGGCCACAATTAGTCTAAAAGGTGCCGATAGGCCAGAGACTATGCGTGGTGTGTCCTTGAAGTTTCTTGTTATGGATGAGTACGCAGAC